GTTCAGGTACAACACGCCGTTGGCGGTGCCGCCGGAGAGGGTGGGGTTGTTAGTGAGAGTGGTGATGCTGGCGGAAGTGGCAATCAGGTTGGTGATCGTGGCCGAAGCAGAAGTCAGAGTCGTGACGTTGGCCGAAGCAATACTGAGATTGCTGATGACAAGGCTGGTCAGCGTCAGGTTCGTGATCGTGGCCGAGGTTGCAGTCAACTGCGTGATGGTGGCCGAGTTGCTGCCGAAGTCTGCGATGTAGTTGAGCGCGTTGACCGTATCCGTGCCGTTGGACGCCAGCACGACTTTCTTACCAGCAGGGACTGACACACCCGTCTGGCCCGAGACCTTTACCGTCACCGCACCGGAGGCGTTGTTGAAAATGAAGTAAAGTTTCTTGTTGGCAGGGACGATGAGGTTGGTGTTCGTACCACCCGTACCCGTGAGTTCAATGTACATGTTACGGGCGACACCGGTCGCGCCGTTCGGGATGGTGATGGTGGTATCAGTACCGGTTGAAACGGCCTGAGTGACGTAACCTGAAATCGCCTGTTCGATCAGGGTTCCAAGGTTGGTGTTCGTGGTATTACCCCACGTACCGGCTTGGTCGCCCGTTCCGATCAGTTCAAGAGCAAGGTTAGTGCTGTATGTACTACTCATCTTTAGTTACCTCACGCCGCAATCTGCGTCCAATTTGGGTTTTGCGTCGTACTAATATCTGTCCAAGTCGCGCTTTGCGCGTTGTTAATTCCTGTCCAATTCGCGTTCTGATTGGTATTAATCTGTCCCCAGATGTTGACTACCCCAACCGCGCCAGTTCCGGCTACCCCAGAGACTACAACATTTGAGCCTGACGATGTAGTGACCGTGCCGACTGCACCGCTTGCCGATACACCCGTGACAAAAACCTTGATTTCAAGCCGTACATCGACCGTTCCAACTTCCCCTGTACCCGAGACTCCGGTGACCGAGAGGTTCTGATCGGTGACAACAAAAACTGTCCCAACCGCCCCGGTCGCAGCCACTCCGGTAACAGCAGCAACTGCTGCCGCCGCAACTAGGACATCCCCGACTTCGCCCGTAGCAGAAAGCCCGGTAACAGGAACAATAGCCGCTGCCTGTACCGTAACGGTGCCGACCGCTCCCGTCCCCTCAACGCCGGTAACGGCAAGGACTTGATCCGTGACAACGAATACGGTGCCAACGGCACCCGAAGCCTCAACCCCGGTAACGACCGCAACTGCCGAGGCCGCAACGACGACATCCCCTAACTGCCCGGTGGCTTCAACACCCGTGACAGAGATAACTTGGTCGGTAACGACAACAACTGTGCCAACGGCACCCGAAGCCTCAACGCCCGTAAGAAGGACATTGGCTACGCCAACAACCGTGACCGACCCAATCTGGCCTGTGGCTTCAACCCCTGTGACAGGGACAATTGACTGGGCCGAGACAACAACAGACCCTACCGCTCCTGTCGCAGTAAGGTTGCCAACACCTTCGCCCCAACCTTGTTCGCCCCAGCCTACGCCGGAAGCGTTCCAACCGTCGAAGGCGACTATGACGCCTGCCACGGCCCCTGCCTAATTAAATTAGGCGATACGGAGGATTGCGGTTGATGCTGCAGCAGCCGGGAACTGGATAGTGAAGTTGCCCGCCGTCGAGGTTTTATCCCCGCCGAACGCCAGCACCGCCACCGCCTTGTTACTTTGACTGCTGTTGTAGATCAACGCGCCATTTGCCGTAATTGTGGCCGAGTCCCACGTAATGTCGTCAAAATCCAAATACGCCGTTGTGCTGCTTGAAGTCGGTACTTGCGAGATCGTCAACGTCTTACCGCCAGCAGTGTAGTTCGTACCAGACGAAGAAACTTCGTCCGTAGTCGTATATGCCGTAGTAGACGCACTCAACGTAGCAGACGAGGTGTACAAAGCGATCTTGAAGACATCCGCAGCCGTCGAAGCCCGGATTACGCCGGTCCCAAAGTTGTGGATTCCGTCAAGAATCTCAACCTTAAACGACGTTGCCATTGCCTGAGTAATAGCCATCTCAATCTCCTAAATGCTCTATAGCATTCATAAAACCGTTTTCAATCAATATGCGCCGCAGGTTCATCCGCTCGGATTCCTGTGCTTCCTTGAAGTACTGCGCCAGAACACGTTTAAGTTCTGAACGGTTATTAATGCGAAGAAGGCGATCAACAGCACGATCTGCCATCTCGTCTGGCGTAAATCCACGACTGTCCGTGGTAAACACCTTTACCGTACCAAGTTCTAACCCACCTTCAAAACTCATGTGACCGGAATCCTCGCTTGTCCTGAACGGTACGCATCCTGACGATCCAGACCATCGCCCAGACGCTTCAATTGAGCAAGGGCTTCCTGATACTTCTGCTCGTAGTACTGCATCATATCGGCTTCGCCCTTGAGATAAGTGTACGCCTCGCGGAGCGATCCGTAGAGCAACACGGTCTCGAAGTTGTCCCCAAGCCACGATGTTGAATTAGTAACAATAGAAACCGGGTAATAGTAGTAATGCAGTTCGGCCGTGTACGCAACGTCTGGGGTCGGCCCAAGAATCATGCTGGAGTTATTCCAGATAGCGTAGTACTTAGGCTTCCCATACGAGTTGGGTGGTGGATACGCAGCGCGGATGTAGTTCACATCCTTGTTCAACAGGTACTCGTACTCACCCGTAGTCGGGTCAATCACCGCAAGCGAGAACGTCGAGAGCCAATCAGACGGCAGGGAGAAATACTGAAATTGCGCCGTCATCGTACCGGTGACGTTCTTACGAATCGCCGGGATCTGAACTGAGTTATAAATCCGCTCTTCAGCCAACTGCACAAACGTAGGGATATTCGCTACAAAAGACGTTTCCGTGCTTTCGCAGTAATCCTGAATCAACGTTGAGAGTTGACTGTAGTTCACGGAGACCAGCCAGACCGGTACTTGCTGTTGTTCTCAAGATTGATCTGAGACACGAACTTCGTGCCCTTGGTCGCAGCGCCAGCACCCTTCATCTTCATGTGGGTAACGCCCTTGTTGACATCCTTTTCAGGATAGCCATTACGACCCGTCGAATCCGTGTTCGGCCTAATCTTGCCGGGGTTCAGTTCTTTCATGATGCTTACCTCGGGCCAGAAGAGCCACGCATCGGGCTGCGCTGGTTCATCACCTTCGCCATGCCACGACCGTACTTCTTCATGTCGCTGTTGGTCTTGCCACCAGCACGCATGTTCTTGACCCGCCCCGGACCGTGAGCCTTGCTCGCCGGGAGAGCCGCGTGTTTTTCAAGTTTACTCATAGCCATTTCAATCTCCTAGGTCGTAACGACCGTTACCGTCCCGACTTCACCTGCCGGGGCTAAATCATTTGGGGTTAACCCGGCATCGTCTGCTCTAGCCCCTCCTACGGGAGCCCAGCCCCATTGTATCTGACGACTGCCATTTGCGCCGTCATTACCTACCGCAAAATAACTCGTATCCGGTCGCGGATTCCGCAACGCCTGCGGGTCGTCCACGGGGTACAAACCAAGCGATAATTGAGGCTGATCCGGCTCCCAACACTCCGAACATACCAAGATATTTACGTTCTTGGTCTTGATCACGAGCGACTTTAACTGCTTCAGTTTGTACTGAAACCCGCAGCGGTCGCACATGGCGATAGCGTTTTTGCCACTGGCAAACCTGTTTGGCATTAGTAGCCACCCAAGAAACTCTCACGTGGGACAAAGCGTACTGCGGCTTTCTCACGATCCTCGCCAGAAGCCAAATCCCAAGCCTCGTCATACTGGGCCTTCAAGACCTGAGTACGACCCTCTGCACCCGGAATCTTTAGCGACAGCATATAGGCCAGCCCAGCAACCATGCAGGGCAGGAAGCGGAACGGGATATCCTGACCATTAACGCCTGTACCGGGGTCAAACATACGACGCAGACGGGTGTAGTAAAGAATCCAAGTAGTGCTGTTATCGGGCTTCGGCCAAACCGTAAACTGAGGGTAAACAATTACATTATCTGCGCCCGTAGCGCCCGTGCGGCGATTAATCCAAATCTGGATCGGTCGGCCTGTCGCATTCTTGTTCGGTATTGATACGTAGGTGCTGGATGAAATACGCGAGATGTTGATGTCCTGCTGATTGGTACCAGACCCAGTACGGATTACATGGTCAAGTAGATCCACTGTATCTACAGGCAAGTCGTACGTACCGACGTTATAAGTCAAAGTGTGGGTGCCTTGCTCTAGCGTCCACAAGTTCACGCCACGATTAGCCCAGTCCATCAGAAGCAGGGCAAGACTACGCTTCGACGTACGGAAATCATAACCCGTACGCAATTCAGCCCCACAACGCTCAAAAGCCTCTTCAATAATAGTATTGAGGTCGAGGTTGAAGTCTGTCGTTGCTGTAGTTTTATCGACCATAGAACCCACTTAATATGTTAAACAATGACATATAGGGGTTGCTGCCCTTAAGCCCCTGCCCACCATAATTTACAGGCGTCTCATTTCGTGGACCCATGTCTCTTAATCCGCCAGATCTATTTTCTTGAAGTTTCTTGTAGTAATCAGAATTACTAAGAGCCGAATCGCTATAATCGACTCCCTTTTCTTTCAAAAAATTAGTAGCGCGGTCAATATCTTGTTGATATCTACTAGCCTGATCTTCTTCACTAATATATTGTGCATTTCTAACTTGAGGCTCAAGTCCGTATTTAGATGCGAGACTATTTAGTACATAACTTTTATCATATAGACTCATACCCGGAGGCGGCTGGTTCGCTCCCTCATCAGGAATAAACATCTGCCTAGTCCTGTCGTCGGGGCGAACATCTGTAAGCATAGCGTTGGCCGGATTATAGTTCGGGTTCAACTTCATCCCCGGAGGTGGGGCGTTAGGGTCTCCATTTCCCCCTTGAACAGCGCGCAACTGGCCGAGCAGTGCAGCAATACCGCCGCCCATACCACCGAAACCACCCATCATTGGGTTAAAGCCGCCGAAACCGCCTAAGCCGCCCATCATGGGGTTAAAGCCGCCCATACCACCGAAGCCGCCATAACCGCCCATCATGGGGTTAAAGCCGCCCATACCGCCAAAGCCGCCTAAGCCGCCCATCATGGGGTTAAAGCCGCCGAAACCGCCAAAGCCGCCATAACCGCCCATCATGGGGTTAAAGCCGCCCATACCACCGAAGCCGCCAAAGCCGCTGACATTAAACGGCGCACCATAGGCACCGCCAAAACCACCCATGCTGCCAAAACCGCCTAGTCCGCTACCCATTTTGTTGCCTATCTGGGGCGCAGAGACGGCCGGAGAGGGTTTCGGCTGTAAGCCTTGTTGGGTAGATACGTTGTTCATGTTACTTCTTCAGGCCACGCAGCGTTTGCGCGAGACGGGCACGTTGGCCCATTTTGCCCGGAGCCTTTGCGGCTTTAGCAAGTTTAGCGGCGGGAATCTTTTGACCCGCCTTGACGCCAAGGCTGCTACGTAGCGCACCGGGCTTCTTGATCGCTTTCTGAATCCATTTCTCAGCCATGTCACATACCCCTGCGTCTGTACGGCCTTACTTTTTCTTTAACACCCTTGGGTTGCGAGACAAACTGCTTGCCTTGGGCCTTGCCTTTACGTTTGGCGGCG